AAGCAGTGCCGGAAGGCAGTGACGCGGACTTCACGACGCTCGTGCCCAGGAAGCGCCTCTGCAACCTGACCCATATCATCCGGCGCACGTTCGACGTGTCCGACACCCAGCGGGACATCAACACCGCCGGCATTCGGGACGAGTACGTGTACCAGCTGCGGAAGGCGTCCATGGAGCTCGCTCGATTCATCGAGTTCGCTCTCGTGCACTCCATCCGGCAGTTCCAGACCGCACAGGGCAACAACCCGCCGGCCGCCGGCGGTGTGTTGCCTCGCAAGATGGACGGCTTCTACGCGTACGCGTCGGCAGCTGACCCCACCTGTGCGACCACGCTGGGACTGAGCTCGGACGAGATGGGAACGGTCACGACCGTCGCCGGCGTGTCGCCGGTGAACTGCATCGACGAGTGCACGCTCAACGAGCACTTGCAGGCGATGTGGGAGAAGGGAGCGATGACGGACACGATCTGGGCCAACGCGGTCCAGAAGCGTTCGATCTCGAACCTGACTCTCAACCCGAATTCCCAGGTCCGCTACAACATCCAGGTAGCCGACCGCACGGTCATCAACACCGTGGACTACTACCAGTCGGACTTCGGAACCCAGCGCGTGTACCTGCACCGGTACCAGAACAACGCGCGATTGGCGACTGCGGAAGCCAACAAGATCAGGATTGCGGTGTTGCGCCCAGTCCTCGCTGTCGAGCTCGCCAAGCTCGGTAGCTCGACGAAGGGCATGGTCGAATGGGAAGGGACTCTCGAGGTCCTGGCACCCAATGCAATCGGCTTCATCGACACCCTCTGCACCGGCGTTGCCGGCTGCCCGTAGGTGACTTGGCGAGGCGGCGCGGTTCCCTAGCCGCGCCGCCGTTTCTCACATGGCTCAAGAACGACGATGCGATAAGTGCGGGTCGATGGCTTCTGTCTCGAGAGAGAAGAAGCGCATGACGATCCTCTGTCCCCACTGCTTCCACAAGGTGGTGAAGAACGTCATCGAGAAAGGCCGCGGTGGTTGATGCGGCAACCGCTCGCGCCGTGTGCGTAAGAAAATCCGACACATCACGATCTCATGATCTACCAGTTCACCTGCGAGCCCTGCGAGCTCGTCACCGACATCGACGCCCGTGCGTTCCATCCCCCGACGGCACCGACCTGCGAGTGCGGCGAGGAGATGCAGCGCGTCTACGGCGCCTCGATCGACACGTCAGGGTGCAAGGACCACGACCACATCGAGGAGGGCTCGCGGGTTCACTACGGCGGCGAGCGGAACATCTCGAGCGGCCAGGCGGCCGGCATCGAGGCGAGGCATGCGCGCCACAACGAGAAGACCAGGCGCGAGCTCGCGGACGGCGGCAACCGTGGCCTGATCCGCAAGACGATGCAGATTCCGGCGACCCTCTTCCACGGCAAGATCAAGGAGACCGGTGACCGCCAGTACTGGGACGACCCGAAGAACCGCAATAGGCACAAGAGCTGCAAGGTGGACTGATGACCGAATCCTTCAAAGACAACTTCAACCGGGTCGATGGAGTGATCGGCACCGGCTACATCGTGCCGTGCGGCCAGGTGGCGCTCTTCGACGAGGCGATCCTGCCGGTCGACGTCGAGACCCTCCCAGCGGGCACTCAGCTGCTCGAGACGCCCCTCCAGCGGACGCAGGTGTTCTGGAACGGCGATACCCTGGACAACCCCGACCAGGTGGTGCGGGCTGTCTGGGGCCACGACAACGTGATCCCGCTCGGCGTCGACACGCCGCCGTCGTTCACGATCCTGGCGCGGGCCACCAAGGACCCCCTGCTGATCGACCTGGCGCCGCCCGAGGAGTCTCCCGACTGCTACGACCAGGCGTACGGCGTGCGCGTGACGTGCCCGGTGGACGGCTCTGCGCCCATCCTCAAGCTCGTCAAGCTGACGCCGAAGCGACGAGTGCCCGACCTGGCCGCGGGCGCCTCGAGCGAGCCTGACGGCGCCCAGGTGCTCGCCAGCGTGACGATCCCGGTGATCGCCATGAACATCGACCCCAGCTGGGACGGGACAGGCAACTACCCCTACCGGGGCCACTGGCAGGACATGCGCCTGCGCGTGCGCCGCGGCGACGACCAGGTGGTGGTCGAGGCTTACCTGAACGATCGCTACCTGAACAACACGATCCTGAGCTTCACCGACACCGAGGACCCGCTGTGGTCGTCGCTCGGCGTGCCAGGCTTCGAGTTCCTCTCGGCGGCCCTGAGCTCACAGCCGGCCGGTGCTTCCCCGTTCGCCGAGGACGCACTGGCGCTCATGCGCTGCACGCTGTTCTCGGTCGAGACCCTCAAGGACTTCCGCAAGCCGGTCTCAGTGCAGCCGCACAACCGGTTCACCTACGACCGGGTGGTCGATCGCGTGATCCTGCTCGTCGAGAAGGACGGGGACGCGCGCTACACCGCGACCAACTCAGGCTCCACCAAGCGCGACACGTACTTGCAGTTCGTGCTCGAGGCCGAGGCCGACATCATCCGCGGCGAAGGCTACTACGGCTGGCTGCGCCGCACCGAGCGTGTCTACCTGGTGGACCAGCAGTCGACCTACGAGCTCCCCGAGAACGTCGGCGAGATCGAGATGGTCCGACCAGGCAACTTCGTCGCCGGCCCGCTGCGCGAGATGCTGCCCTTCGACTTCCACCAGGCCATCGCCGGCCGTGCGGACACCGGTGGCAAACCGTCGGTCTACATCATGACCGAGGCGTCGGTGAACGACCGGCCGACGATCCGCGTCTTCCCAGCTGCCCTGGTGGCGTCGATCGACACGAACGACAACACCGACGGGCCGTACCTCGAGATCGACTACTTCGCGCGCCAGGTGTTCCCCTCCCAACCGTCGATGCAGATTCCGTTCATCCCGCAGCAGGACATCGACGTGCTGATCTACGGGGCCGCGGCGCACGCCACGCTCCTCGACACCGACGAGGTGAACTCGGCACGCCTGGCGTCGGTCTACGGCATGAAGCTCGCGAAGCTGGTTCGGAAGAACAACCGCAAGGTCAGCGGCCGGCAGACGATCATGCGCTCGGCGGCCGACGTGTTTGTTGAGACTGAGGGCACCCGCGTTCCCCTCCTCCGCGCAACCCAGCTCCAGAACTTCCTGATATGACCAAGTGGCAGGAGTTTCCAATTCGTCCGCAAGGGCGGCCGTGGGTCGGGATCAACACCCGCGGCGGCAAGCTCGACGACGGCTCGGGCCAGATGACCGATTCGTCGATCAACTGCATCATCAACCAGGTCGACAAGCTGGCGAAGCGGAAGGGTCTGATCCGCGGCATCGACGAGCGGTTCGCCGGCGCGGTGTGCGGGCTCCACAAGTACACCGACGAGTGCGGACGGGAGTGGCTTCTCGTCGCTGACCAGGCTGGCATCAGCATCCGCCAGCCGTTCTCGATCCCTTCGTTCAAGGCGTCCGACGCCTACCCCTCCGACAGCTTCCAGGCCGACGGGCCGGTGGACCCGAACCGGTGGAACAACCGGACCACCTACCAGCAGCTGAACGGGAGCCTGGTGCTGGCGAACTTCGTGCTCGTCGGCGAGGACCTGACCTGGTTCAAGCTGGCGACCAATTTCAGCTACCAGCTCGAGACGAACTTCGTCTACGAGGCGACGAGTCGCACGGTGGCGATCATCAAGATGAGCCTGACGACGCCGGCCAGGATCGAGGGCCGCGTCTCGACCGACGAAGGCTTCCAGCTTATCTGGATCGACGTCGCCGGCGTTGAGACGATCCTGGGCTCTGTTGCCCCGCTGGCGCTCCCGCCGGCGTCGGGCAACGTGAAGCTCTCCTACACGCGCGACACGGTGAACAATGACTTCGTGGCGACCATGGACGTGGAGCTCGAGGGCCTGGCGGCGTTCCGAATCCAGAATCTCAGCCTGTTGAATGCAGTGAACGATGCCGGCTTCGGCCAGGCGACCGGACTGCGCCTCGAGCGGAGCTCGCTCGGCGTCACGCCTGAGATCATCGACGTGCAAGGGAGGCCGATCTAGTGGCTGGCGTCAAGTACCCGAAGAGCACGTCGATCTCAATGTTCGTGAACATCACGAACATGTACGAGGACAACAACAACATCACGACCGACGGCTACCGGGTCATGATTACGCCGAACGACTGGATCCGGGTGGCGCCGGCTCGCTACTCCAACGTGCAGAAGGTCATCTTCTCCGCGACCGTGGCGTGGTTCGAGAACAACGCGGCGCGCAACGTGGATGCGGCGCTGCTTGTCGGGCCGATGTCTTCGAACCAGAACGTGAAGAACATCCAGGGGCTGGTGTTCCCGATCGGCGGCCACGTTGCTCAGACGGCGGCTCGCTACACGCCGTGGCTCTGGAAGCCGCGCAACGGCGCGAACGTCAACTTCATGGACAACATGCTGTACCCGCAGCGTGGTCCGACCGTGACGCTCAACGGGCTCCCGGTGACGCCAGGGACTTGGAAGGATTCGCAGACGCTCACGCTCGAGTTCGATCGGGACAACCCGGCGCACGCGGACTTCTTCGCCGACTGGGATGGCGTGGCGGCGGGCGGCGACGACGATGAATACGTCGGCTACTCGCCGAACATCGGCTTCGTGGAGTCGACGTTCGTGGCTGGCAGCACGGCCAACCTGGTCGGCACCGGCTTCGCAATTCACGTCGTGCAGAACCCGGCGCTGGTCAACGACACTTGCACCGTGCTTGAGTGTGGCCGGCTCTGCTTCCTGACGCCGAACCTCTTGGTCGGTCGGCGCAACACCTTTGGCTACAACAACGATTTCCCCAACACCGGTGCCGGCCGCTTCACTTTCAATGCTGACGAGTGGGACGGCATCTCGCAGATGTGTCTGTGGAGCAGCCAGGGCGTTGGGCTCATCGTTCCTGGACCTGGTGGAACAGAGAGAGCCATTCAGGTGGTTATCGACAACGCACCGAACCAGGCAGCAACCATCCTCGACAGCCGGTCGTTCGACGACCTGGCCGGTGCTCTGCGTCAGGACGTCATTCGCAGTGCGGACGTCAAGGCGCTCGTCGGTGACGGCAACGTCATCTCGGCCGACTACCTGGTGGAAGGGAACTTCGGCGACCTGAACTGCGGCCCGACCGAGCAAATGGAGATCGTGCAGAAAGCCTGCACGAAGACGGTCTACGTCATGGACCTGGGCCGCGGCAACGGCAATGCGGTGTCGGACCAGGTCAACGGCCAGGGCAACTTCTACTACGACCGCGACACCTTCTGGGATGAGTTCCCGCTCGCGACGATCACCGAAAAGCGATTCAGCGGCACGCTCGTCCATGAGGCGATGGCCTTCCTGCTCCAGTACTTCGCCAGGTGGGACACCGACCTGAACGGCAGGGACGACGGGCCGGCAGGCTTCACCAGTCCGACCGCGGTGACGGTGCTGCCGTGCCAGATCAACTCGTCGGGCCAGGACGACGGACTCAACCCGCAGATGGTCTACCTGACCTGCGCGTCGATCGTGAACGACCCGCTCGACCTGGCTGGCGGCCCGCGCAAGGTTTACATGAAGACCACGGGGGCGGTCGTCGGCACCGATGACGTGCAGGTCGCCTCGATCATGTACGCGCACGCGGTGCCGAACAGCACGGACCCGGGGCAGTTCACTCCGCAGCTCGGCCCGCTCTTCGCGATCGGGAGCTTCAATCCGCTCGGGTGCGTGAGCACGTCGGCAGGGCTCGGCGATGCGCCGGCGGTGCTCATCCTGACCAACGGCGCGGTCATCCCCAAGAAGTTCAACCCGACCGCGATGGTCATTCAGAACGCCGGGATCGACACGCCCTACCGGGACCAGGAGCCGAGTGCGTCGTTCATCTCGGTCGCGCTCTCCCCCGCCGGCGGTCTCACGCCTGGCATCTACAAGTACCGCTACACGCTGCGGAACGCCTGCACGCAGAAGGAATCCGATCCGAACCCGGTCGACATCTTCGTGGACGTCAGCGCAGCCTCGCCGGCGGCCGAGGTCACCCTCAACTTCGCTGGCGTCTCCATTCCGGCCGACTCCCAGATCGACCAAATCTGCATCTACCGGACCATCCTTGGCGGCGACTTCCCGGTCATGGCGAAGGTCGGCTGCTTCGACATCCCAGGCACGTCGATCTTCGTCGACAGCCTGAGCGACTCGGAGCTCGACTTCATCAACGACCCGCTCGACAACTTCCAAGCGCCGATGCCGTGCGTGGCGGTGGTCGAAGAGTTCCGCAACCGCCTGTGGGGCCTGGTCGACGTTCCCGACCTAAACCCGCCAGGTACGGTGGGGGTTACGTTCGACAGCGATCTCATCCAGGGCGACCAGGACACCGAGTTCGACCGGTGCATCCTCGGCAAGTTCATCCAGATCGAGGGCGACTGCACCGCCTACGAGGTGATCGAGTGCCTGTTGCCGACGTCGGGCCTGAGCCCCTTGCAGGGCATGCAGCTCAAGCTCGATCGCGAGTACGAGGGCACGACCGACGAGGGCCTCAACTTCATCGTCTGCGGCCACCCGAACCGGCTCTACATCTCGGAGCCAATCGCGGCCGAGTGCTGGCCGGCGATCAACTTCCTCGACGTCGACCCAGGCGACGGCGACCTGCTGATCGGCGCCAACTCCAACTTCAACCGTCTGCTCATCTGCAAGCGGCGCAAGACGTACGTGGTCGCCTTCCGCGAGCAGCCGATCATCGAGATCGTGGTGCCCACCCTGATCGGCAGGGACATCGGCTGCATCGCATCGCGGAGCTTCGCGCAGATCGCCAGCGGCACGGTGTGGCTGTCCGACCGCGGCCTGGCGCTCTACGACGGGCGCGGCGTCTCGATGGTCCCTGAGAGCTCGGTCATGAACGACCTGTTCGTGAACCCCGACAACCCGAACTACATGCGCCGTGATCCGAACGGCATCACCGTGGGTGCAGCTGGCGTCTACTACCCCAAGCGCGAGCAGTACCTCCTCTTGATCCCGACGGTGAAGACCGAGCGGGGAGCGAGCCTGATTCTCGTATGGGACACCGAGCTGCGAAACGTCACCCTCCTCGAGTTCTGCCAGGAGTTCCTTTCGATCGAGGTGGCGAAGGACGACGAGGGCAACGAGCGCATCTACCTCGGCGACACCAACGGCTTCGTGTGGATCTGGGACGTTGGCGACACCGATGGCGTCGGATTCCCCAACGCCACTGGCACCGTTCGCGGAACCGTCACCGCGGCGGGCATTGAGCCGCTGATCGGCTCGAGCTTCCTGGACGACAGCAACGCGGGCTTCCTGGTGGGCGGCGTGCCTGGTCTCGGCAACCTGTCCGGCATCTCCGGGTTCAGTGGGCTCTCGGGACAGTCGATCATGGGGATGGCGGGCGCGTGCGTCTTCTGGCGACCGGCCGACTCTGGCCTCGATGTGCCGTGGAAGTCGCGGTTCGTCTACGCCTCGACGGCAACCAGGCTCTTCGTGACGCCGAACTGGGGTGTCGAGATTCCCAGCGTCGGCGACGAGTACATGATCGGCCCGATTGAGTTCCGAGCCGAGTTCAAGCCGGCGAACTACGGGACCGATGACTTCAGCAAGCGCGAGTGGCGACAGATCGTCGTGCACGAGCAGGAAGAAGTGTCGACCGTGCTGCGAACGGAGCTCCTGCGGGACTTCCAGAACAGCGACATCGACGAAGACACAGTCACGGATCCAGACGGCGCCACAGGCGAGGGGCGGGTCTATGACCTTGGCTTCGGCAAGGGTCGCCAGATCCGACCCGTGGGCCGTCTGGTCCATAACTTCATGGGGGTGCGTCTCAGCAACTTCGCGCCAGAGGAGCCCCTGACAATCATCAACCACGTCCTGGGCCTGGTCCCGAGGCAGAGCAAATGACGTCGTTCGAGATTTGCAGCTTCGAAGCGTTCGTCTCGGAGGCGACTCCGCAGGCGAGCTCCCTCGAGGAGGCGGCCAGCGCGCAGGAGATTCTGATTCAGCAGATCGAGAGCTACCTCTCGAGGTTGTCGACGGCGCTCTGCACGGACATGCGGGCGCTCGAGAACCTGACCGTCGACACGTTCCTGCAACTGACCGACACGCCTGGCAGCTACGTCGGCCAGGGTCTCCGGGTGCTGCGAGTCGACGCCGGCGAGACGGGCGTCGAGTTCGTGCAGCTGATCCACTCGAGCTTGATCGGGCTCGGTGCTGACGACCACCTGCAGTACCTCCTGCTCGCCGGCCGCGCCGGCGGCCAGGCGGCGTTCGGGGGAACAGCTGCGAGCGAGGTGCTGGCCTTGCGGGGCTCCACCGATGCCGACCTGGGATTCGTCGACATCCTCTCCCCCGTCCGCATCGACGTCGACTGGACGGTTACCAGCGTGCTCGACGTCGTGCGGTGGGACTCGACGATCCCGTCTTCGGGCCTGGCCGTCGCGGCATTCATCCGGGTCGCTCCGGTCATCACGATCGACAGCGGGCTCTTCATCTTCGGCACGGTGATCGACCAGGGTCGCTACTTGCAGACGGTGGCGCCTGGCTTCGCGGTCCACACGCTCTTCCTCGCGCAGCCGAACCTGGAGACGTCGACAGCGGCGGTGCAGCCGAACCAAATCTTCTGCTATGCCGCGCAGCCGCAGATGGAGAACGACGGCGCCGGCGTCCTGGCTACGCCGATCGCCAACGTCATCGGGGTCACGTTCACGCCGCAGCTGATTACCCGCCAGGTCGGCGACACGCTCTCGGCGACCAACCTCACTGGGCTCTCGGTTTCCCCGAACTTCTCCACGGTGGCAGTCTCCACCGTCAACTTCGGCACGATCCGGGGGGTGCATTGCGTCCAGCCGGTCGTCGGCCTCTTCCAGCCAGGCGCGGGCCTCGAGTTGATGACCGCCTACATCGGGCTCCAGTTCAACGCGATGACGTTCGCCGGCAACGTCACGAAGTCGGTCATCCGCAGCTTCCTGAACGACGCGACCAACGCTCGCCTGATCGACAACCTCGGCACGGCGCAGTCGGACTTCGGCGCCGGCGACGTCCACCTGGACGACAACACCGGGCTCAAGTTCGGGAACACGGTTGGGGCGCCGGACATCTTCCTGTTCTGGGATACGGGGACCAACTCGTTCCGCTTCTCGCCGTTCTTCGGCACGGGCGGGAACCCGCTCGACTTCACGGGCACGGCCGCCGACGAGTGGATCCTCGGTGGCCCAGGGCTCGGCGACATCGGCATCGGCTTCGACGTCAACGCGATCTCTTTCGGCACGGTGCTCCCGACGCCGAACACGAACAACTGGTTCACCATCTTCGCGGGGCCGAACGGGCGCCAGGCGTTCGTCGCCGGCGAGTACTCCGACGTGCTCTGGACTGCCAGTGGCAGCATCGACGTGAACGGCCAGGTGCTCACCGATCTCCAAGCCTTCAAGATCAACTCGCCGGCGGTGATCCTGAACGGCGGCACCATCCAGGACATGAGCAACCTCTTCGTGGATGCCATGCCGAGCTTCGGCGCGACCAGGCACCAGGCGCTACGGGTGCTCGGCCGCACGCGCGGCGACGGGCTGCAATGCCACAACGAGGCGACCCTCGCGCAGCTGACCGCCAGCGTCGTGCAGCTCACCCTGCCGGCGAACAACCTGGGCCGCTTCGTGCTCCTCGAGGACGCCGACGCGAACGGGCCTTGGACCATCCAGGGCATCCTCAACGTCCAGGTCGGCGACATGTTCCACATCGTCAACACCGGGGCCAACGCCTTCCTCCTCGGCCACCAGGACGCAGCCGCGGCGGCCATCGACCGCATCATCTCCCCGACGGGTGCAGCGATCACGCTCGGGATCGACGAGTCTGCGCTGCTCTGGTACGACCCTGCCGCCACGCGCTGGCGCATCCTGGAGACCACCGGTGCGTAGATTCGACACCATCTACCAGGGCTTGACCGTTGGTCGCATGACGATCGACCTTCCCAACGTGCCGAGCAACGGCACCGTCGTCGAAGACGTCGCACACGCCGGCATCGCGCTCGGCACGCACATCGTCTCGTGGGCGCCGGTCACGACGGCGACCTCGATGGACGACCTGATTATCACCTGGACGATCGTCGCGACCGACCTGATCCGCATTGTGCTCTTCAACCCCACCGGTGGCGCGATCAACCCGGACTCGATCGACTTCGAGTTCGTCGTCGGCACCGTCAACCCCGATATCGACCCCTGATGGAACCCTTCGAACTAGATCCGAGAGAGTGGGCCGCCGTGCAGGCGCTGCTCAACCAGATGATTCGGGACCGCGGTCTCGCCGGCACGGCCGAAGACTTCGCTACGGTGCTGCGCCTGGACTGGCACCTGCTCACGGACAAGTCCAACCGCGACCGCATGATCCTGCACCTCAAGCACAGCGAGATCGAGCACCAGGCGGTCGCGACCGAAACCCAAGCAACCAACCTGCGGACTCAGCAGGGCCGGCTCCCGCCTGACCCTGGCCGCGTCCCTGACCCGAGCACATCGCCATGAACAACAAGACCGACAAGCCCCAGCAACAGCCGACCCACGCAGCCATCCCCCTCGAGCTCTACCTGAACGTCCTCAAGACCATCTCCCAGCTGCCGTGGGAGCAGGCGAACCCGCTGATGGCGGGATTGCAGCAAGCTCCGCAGATCACTCTCGACCAGGTGCCCACCAATGACCGACCTCTCAGTCCAGCAAGGAGCTGAACTCGCCGGCGAGCCGCAGCCAGGCCAGCCGACGGCACAAGCCCCAGTCCCCCCGGGCACCAACCCGGCGATGACCAACGTACCTGGTCTTCCCCCGACCGCACTGTCGATGCAGATGCAGTCGATGAACGACCAGTACCAGCAGGATCAGGAGCGGCAGTCGATGGGCGCCATGATGGACGGCAGTCCTGGCTTCCAAACCGGCGGTCCGCTCATGTTCAACCCGCCGGTGCCTGGCTCGGCTGGCCCTGTGCCACTCGACACGCAGACGCCCGACCCGCAGCAGTTCGGGCAGTCGAGCTTGCGGGACATGGCCGAGCAGATGGCCCGCAACTACGGGCTCAATTTCAGCCGTGGAAGCCTGGTCGACGAGGAAGGCAACTTCCAGATGACGCCGGACCAGCTGGCGGCTACGTCCGGCGGTGCGGACCTGAGCGACACCGCGGCGAACATGAACCGCATCGCGCAGGCGATGAACGACCAGCGCATCCAGATGCAGCAGGACAAGGCGACCGCAGCCTTGCAGGCCGGCGCCGGTATGTTGCAGAAGCGCGGTCGTGGCTCGCTCGCCGCGCTGCAAAGCAACTTCTACCAGGCCATGGCGCAGAACTACACCAACCCGAACCTCCTGCCCGAGCAGCAGGACTTCTCGTACTGGATCCAGAAGGACCAGATGGAGGAGGCCGAGACCGACCGCGACGAGGAAGGCGAAGGCGGTGGGACTGGCGGCAACGGCGACGGCGACACCAGTGCCAGCGGCGGCGCTCCAATCGTGAGCCAGCCGACCGCCGACGATCCATTCGGCTCGACAGACATCGGGCCGCAAGGCAAGGGCGACGTCGTGACCAGTGGACCTCACGCCGGCCAACGCCCGGTCTACACCTACGACCCGATCAACAAGACCACGACCATCTCGTGGGAGGACGCATAATGCCGACCAGGAAACTCGACCAGTCTCGAATCGAATTGCAGGCTGCGGAGTCGGGCAACCGAGCCGCGCAGATCGCGCACGACTCTCGCCAGAACCGTGAACAGCGGAACCTCGATCGCTCTGAGCGAGCTCGAGAGTTCGACGAGGGGATCAACCAGCGCGAGCTCGACCGGTGGAACCAGCAGTGGCAGGAGCGCCGCCGATCTCGGGACGCGCGTGATCGCGAACGGGCCGCGAACCAGGCCGCCAAGCCTCGCACCACCAACTTCGGCACCGAGGGCACGCTCGACCAGGCAGGTGGCGCCCCAACGGACGACCCGTCCAGGCGCGAGCAGTTCGACGAGCAGAAGCGCCAGTTCGACACGCGCACGCAGATGACGGCGGCCGACAAGGGCCTGGTCCAGCAGACCCAGCTCCCCGGCGGTGCACCGGTCGGCGGTGACAACCCGCGCCTGGCTGCGCTCCAGGCACAGAACCAGGCCGCCACGGCGCGCGGCGAGCAGCAGATGGCGCAGGGCATCGAGCAGGACGGGAAAAAGGGCTTCGTCAAGTCGGCGTCCCGCGTCGAGCAGGAGAAGCAGGCCGCCGACATGCCACGCGAGCGAGCTCTGACCGCGCGCATGAACGCGCTCGAGCGGGTAAAGCAGAACGTGCGCCAGTACAAGCTGGCGACGGCCAAGTTCTATGCAGCGACGAGCTCGGCCCAGCGGAAGGAAGCTCAGGCAGAGATGGAGAAGACCAACAAGTTCCTGTTCCAGCCGATCGAGTCGACTGTCAAGCTCATGGACGCGCTGCGAACCGACAAGGGACAACTCGCTTCTGAATGGGCGGCTTTGGCGGACATGGTTGCGAAGGACCCGAAGGCTGGCGTCCACGCCGACACGATGAGGGAGATCGAGACCAAAACCTACGGTGAGAACCTCGGCCGGTGGCTCAACCAGAAGCTCGGCGCGCAGGGCGTCAAGTACGCCAAACAGACCGGCATCATGCCCGACGGAACGAAGGTGCCCTACTACACCCAGGGGATGCAGCTGCTCACCAAGAACCACACCACCGCGTACGAAGAGTTCTCGACGGGAGCGAACGCGATCCTCCTCAAGAGGAAAATGGGTGACGCGCAGTTCAACCGCATGATTACTGAGCTCGCTGCCGACTTCGCGATGCAGGGCAAGGACCTCGAGCAAGTCTTCCGTGACGCTGGGCTCACCGACGAGGACGTGAAGAATTCCGCGCAGCGAGATGAAGGGCCAGTGTTGAAGGAACACCGCGGCACGGGCCAGGCTGCCGAGCGCGGACAGATCACTCCCGCCGGCGCCGCCGCGAAGGGCGGGACCGACTTCACCAACGAGCCGTACCCGACGGCCGAACCCAGGAAGCAAGCGCGCGGCCCGTACGTGGACCTGCCCGGTCGGATGCCTCTGGCCGGCGTTCAGTAATGGCAGCCAAGCGACAAGGACCCCCCGACATCCGGGGCACGACTGAGGCGACCACCCTCACCGAGCCGTTCGGTGAGGAGGGCGGTGGGCGGTACTACCAGGATTACGAGACCCTGGTGAACCGCGACCCGGACGACCTCGCACGCGCACAGGAAAGGCTCGATGCAGAAGACGTTGAGCCGTTCGACCCAGACGAGGAGGGCCTGCTCACTGAACCGCTCGCGCCAGGTCAGATGCCGTTCGGTGACGTCGGCCCCGAGCAGCAAGGCAACCTGCGACTGGAGGACGAGCAGTTCTACCCCGACGTCGAAGAGTTTGTGGGACCGCAGCCACCACCGCCAGGCTTCATCGGTCCAGGGGACGCCGAGGCAGAGGCGCGCTCCAAGATGTTCAACGATGAGGCGATGCGGCTGCTCGAGGCTGGCGACGAGAAAGGGGCCGAGGCGATGTTCCTCGAGCTCGACAAGCAGCTGGCGATCTCCAACGTCAGGATCAAAGCCGCCGGCATGGAGCCGAAAGAGCGCGCACCGAACGCGACCTATGTCGACTGGCGCACGGAGATCAAGCGGCTCGCCTACAATCATCTCGAGAAGCGAGTCAAGCTGAACGCTGCGCTGAAAGAGTTGGACTGGGCCGGCAGCGAGGACTTCCTGCGCTCGGGCCTCGAGCAGTATCGGGAGCGCAACAAGTCACGCTACGCGATCGACACATCCGACATGGACCCAATGCAGCTGGCGCGACACCGGATGCAGATGGAGCCGATCGTCATGGATCCGCTCGTGGTGGCAGACCAGCGCCACAAGCTCGCGCAGATCGACGCGAAGATGAAGGAGATCGACCCGTCGTGGAACGTCTTTTCGCATCCGATGACGGCGAAGATCGCGACTTGGATCGCTCGCGAGTCGGAGACATCCACCGGCTTCATCCAGCCCACGAGCATGGAAGGTCGAGGAGCTCCAAAGGGCGTCTTCAATGAGATGATGCTGGGCGCGCTCGAGACCAGCGAGGCGTATGCCAACTTCCCGCTGCAACTGGTCTATGGCGGCATGAACCTCGTCGGCTGGACGCCTCCGTCGAACTACATCGAAGGCGAGGACGGCAAGCTCTACACCAACGCCGGCAAGGTGCCAGGCATCACCGAAATCACGATCGCGGTCAAGGCCAAGATTTTCGGCGAGGACGTCGCACGAGCACTCGGTCGGGCCGGCTCGGCGCGAGCCTGGGAGACAGCGCAGACCAATGACTTCCAGAAGATCCTCCGCGGCTCGGCGGCGACGGTCGGCATGCTCGGCGGCTTCGGCAAGGTCGCCGGCGGCTTCATGGGCAAGGGCCAGCAGGCCGGCCTATGGATGATGAGCAAGGGTCTCCAGCGCCTGCCGCAGATGGGCGAGCGCGGCACCAAGATCATCTCGCTGATCGGCGGCACGTTCGGCGCAGCTGCCGGCCAGGGCCTGGCCGAAGGCATCGCGTTCAATCAGCACGAGGGCTTCTACCAGGCGTTCAAGGACGGCGCCAAGATGGCCCCGATCATCATGGCGATCGGCGCCGGCGGGAAGTGGACGGAGAAGGCGATCCGCAGCAAGACCGGGTGGCGGCGCCGCGCGATGCTCCTCGCCGGCGGGGCCGAGGGCCTGGGCTTCACTGCGATCAACGAGACGATGCAGTTCGCGGTCTTCGACTTCATCCAGGACCCGAACGAGAGCACGCTGATGCGCTACGCGCAGGCGATGATCGGCTTCGGCATCTTCAAGGGCATGGCGAAGCGGTCGGCCGTCGACATCGACTTCCTGCCGCCTGGCACGATGGAAGGAATCCGGACGGCACGCGGAGTCTCACGCGGCGTGGTCGCGAAGAAGGTGTCCGAAGTGGAAGAGGGCCTGGGCGCTCGCGAGCTCACACGCGAGGAGTCCGACGAAGCGATGCGCGCCGAAGGCGTCGAGCCAGGGAAGGCCCCGCCGGCGAAGATCGACCTCGAGGCTGACCTGGCGCGAGCTCGCCGGTACGACAAGGCGATCGAAGAGGAGATGCGCGGCGAGGAAGAAATGCGCCGCGCGGAAGAGCAGGAGCGCACTGCCAAGCCGAAGCCAGGGAAGCCGCCGAAGCCGGCCGACGAGGAGCTCCGGAAGCGGTCGCAAGAAGCTCTGGAAAGGCGAGCTCGAGAACGGGTCGACAAGGCGATCGAAGAAGAGATGCGCGGCGAGGAGGAGATGCGCCGCGAGGAAGGCTACCCCGAGACGCTGGGCACCAAGGAAGGCGAAGGCGAGGGGCCTCGTCCGCGCCTGGTCGAAGGCGAGAAGCCCGAGCGACTGTACGGTCCCTTCAAGGGTGAGCGTTACCGGCCGCCCAAGGAAGGCGAAGTCTTCCCGCCCAAGGAGTCGAAGTTCCCGACGCGGCCAATCGGCGAGCCGCCGCCCGAGGGTGGCAAGCCCGAGCGACCCCCCACCGCCGAGGAGGCGGGCCGCGAGCTCGAGCGCCTGCGCCAGGAGGACGAGGCCGAGGCCGCCAGGCCGTTGACCCCCGAGGAGCTCCACGCCGAGGTGCAGCGGCTCGGCAGGGAGGGCGCGACCCCGGAGAACCGGCAGCGGGTGGCCGAGCTCCTCGAGCAGCAGCGCGGCAAGGTCGCTGCCGCCGGCGCCGAGGCAATGACCGAGCTCGGCGCGCAGGTGAGGCGAGGCCAGGTCGGCCCCGAGAAGGCCCCGGTCACCGAGCGCCAGGGCAGGCGCCCGACGGCCGAGGAGATCAAGGAGCACGCCACGTCGCGCAAGCAGTTGCAGAGGATCGCCAAGGCGATGGGCGCGCCATACGACCTGCTCAAGCGGTACGGCGATGCGCTGCGCGTGATGGAGGACTTCTCCAGGTCGGCCGAGGAGCGCATGGCGGCGCGCCGTGACGCCTTCGAGCTCGCGAAGGACCTGGACATCTCGGAGATCAGCCAGGATCCCGTCATGTCCGCGAGGTTGCGCCAGGCTCAAGCCGAGGAGGATCTACGCCAGCTCGAGACCCCGAAGATGCCGGAGGCCGCACAGGCCGAATCAGAGGCCGTGAAGGCCGAGCGCCAGGAGGTGGATCCGACCTTCGGTGAACGGTACGGACCGGACAGCATGCGGCGCGGAGCCAACCCGTACCGCCAGCAGGAGGACCCGGGCGACAAGATGTCGAAGGAGGAGGAAACCTACCTCTCCTACATCCACCAGATCATGCGGGGCAAGCAGGACAAGCCAGGCATCCGCTGGTTCAAGCGGCGGTTCGGCGCCAAGAAGGGCTCCGAGGTGCAGATCGCGATGCACGCCGGCCACATGGGCCGGCAGAAGGCGCTCGGCCTGTTCAAAGTCTTCGAGAACCTGATCCAGACCCAGGAAGGGCTCGAGCTGGTCGTGAACCTGCACGAGTGGGGTCACTCCCTGCAACGGCAGCTGCACGCGGCCATCGGTGGGGGCGGTTTCTGGACAGTTGTTGACAGCTGGCGCAAGGGCTTGCCGCCCGCGGCCCAGGCCGAGATCCCGGTGATTCTGGAGAACTATCCACGGTGGCAGAAGCTCACCAAGAAAGAGCAGGCCGCCGAGGCGTTCGCCGAGTGGATCGTCCGCGACGTGCTCGGCGAGGAGACGCTCGAGGCGTCAGCGCCGGCGTTCTCGAGAGAGATGAATGCGTTTCTCGCCAGGCACCCGCGCTTCATCAAAAAGGGTGGTCAGTACTACGACCTCAAGAAGAACCTGGCGATCTGGAAAGAGATGGGTTCCCGCCGGCGCATGGGTCGGACGCTGCGGCGCGCCGGCTTCGAGTTCGAACCGTACGACAGGCGCGAGCTCCAGGAAGTCTCGGACGCCGTCATCAAAGCCTTCTTCGACGACAAGATCGAGCTCAAGAAGAGCCAGGAGCGATGGCTCAAGCGGTCGGACGTGGACTTGAAGGACCTGACGATCTTGCAGGACCCGTCGCGCATGATCGACACGCTCGGGATGACCGCGCCGAAGGAAGCAGAGAGCTACTTGAAGAACGGGCCGCACGACCTGGCCTGGCGCAAGGTCCATGGCGTCCAGTCGTTCTACGACATCATCAAGGACGTCGCCGGCGACACGAAGGGCGACGTCCGCGCCCAGCGGATCATCGACTTCATCGACTACATCTACGGCACCCGGGCGCTCGAGAAGTTCGAGAAGGCCGAGCTCGCCGGCAAGAAGTTCTCGATGCCGATTCCGAAGTCGGACTACGTGCGCGGTGTCGCCGACATCCTCGCGCTGTACCCCGAGTTCGTGGGCAAGGCGACGGCGTTGAAGGCGTGGAGTGACAGCCTGGTCGACCTGGTGGTCGAGGGCGGCAACCTGACCTTCGCGGATGCGACCCGCATGAAGGAAGAGGGCACCGTCTACATTCCATTCGTCCGTCTCATCGAGGGCGGCGTTTCTCGCTTCTCACCAGGCCGTGGCGTGGCCGAAGGCGGGACCGGCGTGAAGCGCATGAAGGAAGGCGGGACGTGGGAGCTCGAGGACCCGATGAAGGCGATGGAGGACGTGACGACCTCGATGATCGTCAAGGCGCGGAAGAACCAGGTGGTGGGCGCGCTCTACGGGCTGTCGCTCCACGCTGACGTCGGCGGTCTGGTCACGCTCATCCCGAGAGCCAACGTGCCGAAGGACTACCGCATCGACCAGGTCATTCGGCAGATCCAGGAGGGCATGCGGAAGAACCTCGACAAGCAGGAGGAGAAGCTCAAAAACGACCCGCTCGCGCTGGGGGAGCTCAGGCGCACTCGGCAGGAAATAGAAGAGGAGTACGGCGTGTTCGCCGAGATGTTCGAGGGTGAGCCGCTCTCCGATACGCTCATCACACTGTTCGCGCAGAAGGATCTGCCGATCGGCGAGAAGGACCCGATCATTGCCTACACGCCGCGGATGTCCGACGCGCAGATCGAGGCGCTGCCGAGCAAGTACGCGCGGAAGCTCGCTCGCCAGAACAACGGCAAGATGGTCTGGATGAAGGTCGACAGGCCCGCCTTCGAGGCGCTCATGTCGATTGGCGCTCCGATGCAGATGATCTCGGATAAGTGGGGGGTGGTGGACTTCGCGCTGCGGACGCCGGCGCAGTTCCTGCGGTTCTTCGCTACCGATGCGAACCCGACCTTCACCGTCGCCAACCTGATCCGCGACGTCTCATCCGCCTCGGTGTTCAGCCGTGACGGCAAGTTCGAACCCCTCGGCGGTCTGCGCCGCGTGTATGCCGGCGCCGCGATGCAGCTGCGCTACGGCACTACCCCGCGCTTCCAGAAGCTGATGGAGAAGATGAAGAAGGACCCCGACCCGACCAGGCGAGCGATGTACGAAATGTTCATCGCGTCGGGCGCGTCCACGGCTTCCTTCTACAACCAGGGGATCCGCAAGGAAATGCGCGGCCAGGCGGCGGGGATTCACGACCAGACCCGCAAGGCGATCGACAAGTGGACCAGCTTCTGGACGACGCCTGAGAGCTGGATCCGACTCGGCGAGTACGAGCGCGTGTTCAAGCGGAACGCCGAGGATCTCAGGACCGGCGACAAGGAGGCTCTCGAGGTTGGCTACGAGGCGCTCGAGGCGGCCAAGGAGATCACCGTCAACTTCGCTCGGGCCGGCGACATGGCACGCTGGTATAACCAGATGACTCCCTACTTCGCGGCCGGCCTGGCTGGACAGCGCAAGCTGATCCGCGCCGTGCTGGGTATGGAGGGCCGTGACGACGAAGAGCGTGGGCGCTTGCAGCGAGCGGCCATGGCGAACGGCCTGGCCTCGATCACGCTACCGGTGCTCGCCAACTGGTGGTGGATCCACGACGAGGACTGGTACAAGGACCTGCCGCAGTGGCGGAAGTCTCACTTCCTGAACATGAAGCTCGGCGACACGATCATCTCGCTGCCGCTGCCGTTCGAGCTCGGCATGCTGTTCGGCTCGATCCCGATGGCCTTCATGGATAACTTGACGGACAGCAACCCCAATGAGATTCTGCCGATGCTCGGCAGCGCGATGTTCCCCTACTTCACGGAGATGTCGAGCATGATCCCGCAGGCGGTCAAGCCCATCGCCGAGCTCACGACCGGCTACGACTTCTTCCGTGGCCGGGACATCACGCCTTACTGGACTGAGCAGAGCCGCGAGCCGAAAGAGCAGATGCGCGGCGACACTTCCAGGACCGCGCAACTCTTGTGGACCTATGGAATGCGGCTCGGTGGCAACCCGATCGAGCTCGAGCACTTCCTCGGCGGTTACACGGCCGGCTTCTCGACGTCGATCTTCCGTGCGATTGACGAAGTCACTGGTCTCAAGGACCACCCGGGTATGTCGACCTTCACTGGCGTCGGCCCGTTCATCAACCGGTTCCTGCGGCAGACTCCGCACGGTGCGAGCCGGACGGTGAACGACATGCGTGTCGAGGGCAAGCGCATCGGCCAGATCAGCGCGAAGAATCGCACGTCGGCAGAGCGCCGGCTCTACACCCAGATCAACCGAGCCCAGGAGAAGCTCAACAAGCTGCGGCGGAGTCGCGATGCCGGCCTGATCGACAAGGAGACGTACGACGAGCAGGCGTTCGAAATCTCTAACCGCATCATGGACAAGGTGCGGTGACGAACGGCCGGAAGAACTCGAGCGGTTCGCAGGTGACCGGCTTCTTGTACTTGGCCGCGATGGCCTTCCACGGGATGGACTTCCGGCCCCTCGAGTAGGCGAGCACCTGGTCGGGGTCGATGACCGCGAGCTCGGCGCCGCGTTGCCACACGAGCAGCCCGATGCCGCCGGCCTTGTGGCACTCGGTGATCGCCTTGAGCTGGTGCGCCTTGAGGCCCTTGTCGCCGACCGGCAGCGAGAGCTCCTTGAACATCTTGCACTCGATCAGGATGGCTCGGCCGGTGACCGTGAAGCCAATGAAGTCGCACGGGGTCTGCTCGCCGTGCACGATCACGCCGGCTTCCATCTTCACGTCGTTCGGGATCTTGTAGAGCCTGGCGACCTGGTGGTCGTGCAGCTCCCAGGCCACCTTCCGGACGTGGAGCTCGAGCGCGTTAGTCATACTCGGGGATCAGCCTGGTCTTTCCGGTCTCGAGGTCGATCGCCTCGCGAAACTGCGGCTGCGTGACAGTCTTCGCGACCTTCACCATGGTAGCGCGCAGCGCCTTGAAAGCGCGGAGCTCGAGGCTGTCGATCTCGGCCCGGGTGAGTGGCCGCTGCTCGAGCGCCTGGTGCAGCTTGGCCTCGACGTGGTTGAGTCGGTCGAAGAACGCATCGCCGGCGCTCACGTAGGGGAAATGCCCCTCGTACTCGGTCTCGAGCTTCTTGGCGAGCCGCACGAACACTCGGCGGCAGAGCTTGTCGGTCACCGTGATGCTTTTGCATGATGCATTTGATGCATTTTCAGAAGGGGCAGTCATCGAGGAAGCTCTCCGGGTCGGTGTTGTCCAGGGGCTCGAGGCCGCCAGGGTTGGCGACCTGGTTGGGCATCAGCGGCATCTTGCTGTCTGGGGCGCAGAACCACTTGTCGATCGTGTTGTACCGCTCGACGTACGCCTGGGGATCGGTCTGTGCCAGGTGGATCAGCCGGCGCAGGATGGCGAGCGCCCCCTCGGTCGGTCCGTACTGGTTGTGGTAGCGGTTGTCTGACCGCTCCTGCAAGGCCGAGCACCGCTGCAAGAAGCCGAGCCACTTGGTGAAGTGCCGCTGCTCCTCGATCTGTCCGTTGCCGAGCACGAAGCCCATGAGCGACTGCATGCTGTTCGTCTCCGACAGGCGCGAGAGGATGACCATGGCGTGGTCGGGGTCCTCGAGGGCCAGCTGGCAGGTGAAGCTCGCTTCGACCAGGAACGGCTGCGTCACGGTGCGGGCCTGGATGACTCGCTGGCTGAACTGGTCGTACTGCAGGTTCTCCCACGTCTTCAAGATCCAGCAGATCGCCCACATGACGTGCACCTCGCGGACCTCGCAGTCGGCCTCGCGCCCCTTGGGGTGGCTGTAGCACATGTTCGCGATGGCGATGGCGATGCGGATGATGCTGTGGTACTTCTCGATGCCGGTGTGAAGCGGGAGCTCCTCGCTGGCGTAGATCGCGTTCCACTCCATGCACGTCTGCTTTGCCAGGGCCACGGCCTCGGGCGCCAGGTGGATCTGGTGCGGCTCCATCGACCAGGCCCGCAGGATCAGAGCTCGCGCCAGGTCGGTCGTCCATTGGTGCTCGACGTCCTCGGGCTTCATCGGCACGTCGCCGTGGACGCACCAGGCGAAGTCCATCCGCGCCAGGCTCTCGGGGACGCCGTAGAAGTCGAGCAGGTGCTGGCAGTAGTACTGGAAGTGCCGCTTGTTCCGCTTGCTCCAGTTGCCGGCCGTGATGAGCCTCGAGGCCGCCGGCAGTTTCAGGTCGCCGTAGACCTTGAGCGCCGACACCTTGCCCTCGTCGCGTGCGCTCTGCAAGTGGACCATGACGTTGCGCGAGATGCCCTGCTCGGACATGTGGTGGAACTCGTCGAGGAAGATCATCTTCCGGTTGTTCTTCGGCCACAGGCCAGGCCGCATCTGCGTGCCGCTCTCGGCGCCGCCAACCGTGAGCCCCGCCCTCGAGTAGTTCTCCATGCAGGTGAACGAAGCGCCCAGGCGCCAGTGCTCGAACAGCCGCTTGATCGTCTCACTCTTTCCCCGACGGGTCTCGCCGAAGAAGCAGGCGTCGAGCCAGCCCCGGATCTTGTGGCCGTCGAGGTTGTACCAGAGCGCCGAGTGCGCGACGAGCATGACGCCCAGGTGCAGGTCGGGCCGGCCGTAGATTTGGCTGACGTTGTGCGTGTAGTCGTGCACCATCTCGTCCACGTGCTTGTCGATCGCGGCCTGGTCGTTCGTCGCCCACGGTGTCATCGGCAGGAGCTCGTGGTGGTAGAGCTCGAGATCGACGTCGGGCTTGTCCAGCTGCTCGAGCTTGGTGGCGAAGATCCCGACGCTGCCGCTGACGTGATGCGCGTAGCCGGTGATCCCGACGTCCCCCGACAATGACGGCCGGTCGGTGCTGACCACGTTGTAGAGCTCGGTGCCGTCGCCTTCGTCGGTCGCGCCAGGCGACACCCGCCACCAGGCGCCGTTCACGTACTCGCGGTGCTCGAGCTTGCACTCGTTGCAGCCAGGTGGCTTGCCCAGCAGGTTCGTGATGATGTGCCGGTCAGGGTTGGGAGAGATCAGCGCCGCGAGGAGCTCGCCGCGGTACATCTTCCAGTCGATGAACTGCTCGGAGAACAGCCTGGTCACCGGGCAGATGCCGCAGCAGGGCTTGCTGCCGATCGGGCAGATGATGTTCGTCTCGCTCGGCACGGTCAGGGTGTTCTTCTCGATCAGCGCGACCGACCCTTTGGTGGTCACGTACTTGCCGGCCGACATGAACACCCCGCCATGCGACACCTCTTCGGGGTCGTCTGTCGGGTCGACGAGCTCGGCGAGCTCGCACTGGGGGAAGTCGGCGAACGTCTTGCCGGCGGTGGCCCAGTCGCGCAGGTCGGCGCCATGGTGGTCGATCGGGTCGATGTCGACGTGCAGCAGGTGGACGTCGCAGCCGTTGGCCTGGAACTTCTCGGCCACCCCGTGCACCAGGTTGTCGCGCCGGCGGATCAAGTCTCTCAGCTTGCGAGGATCCGGCGCACGGTGCGTTTTCAGGTCCGGCCCCTGGAACGTGTCGTTGTCGTAGCAGACCCACACGCGGCGACCTCGCCACGCCTCGGGCATCAGGGCCGACGTCACGGGAGCGCCGGCGCCGCCGGTCCAGGTGAAGGCGAAGATCGGCACCTCGCGGCGGTGGAGCTTCATGATCTTCCAGGCCGCCATCACGTCCTTCTCGCCCTCGCAGATCAGGAGCTCGGCGTCGTCGGGGAGCTCCATGTACGGCCAGAAGCCGATCGGCCCGCCGGCGCCCTTGCTCCACCCCCACTTTTGTTTCGCCGCCGGCGTGTGCCTCCGGTACCGCTGACGGAGCTCGCCGTTCGGGTAGAACTGCGCGAACACCAGGCACCCCTCGAGCCATCCGACGCCGAACCTGGCGAGCATCGCCGGGTCGAACAAGCCGGCCTTCTCGAGGTAGGCTCGAGACTGCCCCGCCTCCTCGAGCTCCATGAGATTGTGGATCGCTCGGTCGAGGCGCTCGGGGGTCATCTTCTGAACCTCACGACCCTTGCGCTTCTTCATCTTCGGCAACGGCACCCCGAGTATCTCCCCGATCGCCTTGCACGCATCCCAGGTCGAGCACCCGTTGTTCTCGGCCCACCACTCGAACAGATCGAGCTTGCGTCCGCACTGATGACAGCGGAGATGGCCGCTCGCTTTCGCGATGCTGGCACTGCCGTCGGTGTCGCTGCAACAGGGGCAGGCGACCGCTTGCCATTGTCGATCGCCACCCTTTTTGACGACGACTCCTAGCATTTCCAGGCTACGCTCATGTTGCGTAGCGAACGCTTCCTTCACTGATCCGAAGTGGCTTCGTTCCATTTGCACGGGCTCTAACGCAGACGGCCGCAGCGAACCTCAACTCGCCGCGGCCGTCGTTTTTGTTCAGGGCTGTCTAGTCTGGTGGTGTATCGAAGAGCTCGTCACTCGCTTCGTCTGCGCCTTCGTCATGGGACTTGAGGTTGCCGGTTTCGTGTTTCGACTCGACCTCCTTGTAGAGCTGGAAGGCCGCTCTTTGAAGCTCATCCGGTACCTTTTCCGTCGTCTGCCAGGCCAGCTGCATGTGGTGGTAGAGTTTGACCTGGCCGGTCGCCAGTGTCTTGTTCCCCGTGACGATGCGAACCACCACAGGATGTGCCCACAGGTTCTTCCGCGACATCATCCACGACGAGATGAACTTGTTGGCCGCCTTGTAGCTGGTGCGCGAGAACCGCATCATCACCGGCCCGCGGTCGGTCATGGCGACGAAGTGGTGCGTCTCGGCCCCCAGGGGCGGCAGGTTGTTCTCGTCGTCCCAGTCCAGGCACTTGCGGCACTCCTCGCACGAGCCGTACACGGTGCCTTCCACCTGGTCGCGCGAGATGCACGTCTCGAGGCCCTGGTAGCGTGCGTCCTCCTTGGGGAAGAGCGCGTTGCCCTTGTGGTGGTGGGCGAAGATCAGGCGCAGCGCGCCCTCGGGCAGGATCTCCTCCGTGCCCGTATGCATGAACAGGCCGGCCTCGGCCCCGTCCAGCTTGTTCTGGACCGCGTCAGACGTCCCGTGCAAGAGCGCCAGGCTCGGCAACAGTAGATCCTTCGGGTCGACATGCTCGCGGCCGACGAGCTCGGGGACGCCCTCGATGGGCGCGAGTGCCACTGCATCGTTCACCGGCAACAGATCGTTGCCGTCGAACTCGCGGGGCTTCCAGACAGTCATTCCGTTCTTCTTCTTGCTCGCCATCATTCGCTCCTTTTCTGTGCTGAGTAGGCTTTCCAACCGGTGCACGATACATCCGGCCGGGTCTTCAAGTTCATGAAGTCGGGGACGTCGAACTGGTCGAGCTCCTCGCCTTCGATGTCGGCTTTCAGTCTCTCCTCGACGGTCTTCTTGGCGACCTTGAGGGTCGTGAACTGCTCGATGTCGCCGTAGCGTTCGTGCAGCCACTCTTTCACGTCCTCCTCGTTCTCCATGTTGCAGCTGATGCTGAACTGGTTGCGGAGGTTGAAGCCCAGGCCGTAGTCCATCTTCATGCCGGTCTGCTGCTCGCTGACCATGGCCTCGACGAGCTTGGCCTTCGCGCCCTTGTGTTCCTTGTCGGCTGCGCTCGAGATTTCGTGCGCGTCGTCGTACGCCAGGCGTGTGGAAATGTATCCGTCAATCAGTGCTTGGATGTCTGTCATTGTCTTTGTCCCAGGCTGGGTAAATGGTGCGGACGAGCTCCTCCAGGAACGCGACCGCGCGAATGGGGTGGTGTTGCAGGTAGACGTTGAGCTTCTCCGTCAGCGTGCAGTGCGCGTACTGCTCGTCGGTGAGCTTGCGGAACGCCTCGTACTGGTCAGTCGATTGGGTCATAGGCTGTCATCCGGTAGTTGTCCCAGTAGGCCCGGTCGAGCTTGTTGCCGCACTCGCCGACGAACATCTGCTCCTCGGATGCGTAGTACACGTTGCCGTGGTTGACGAGCACCTTGGCCGGGATGGAGAGCTCGCCGCGCAGGAACTCAATGGCCTCGGGTCTGATCTGCCAGAGCGCGCTGCGGTGCACGAGCTTGCGAAGCAGGCCGAGCCACTTCATTCGGTACGCGTGCTGGTCGGCGCGGTAGTCGACCTTGACGACGGTCCTGGTGGTGTCGCCGATGATTCGGTCGCCGGCCTCGATGCGGACCCATTCGTTGGTCAGGTTGAGCCGCGCGACCTTGGTGACCAGGTGCACCTTGGCCGAGCAGGGGATGTGGTGCTGGAGCGTGCCGCACGGGTTGCCGTTACTGCACGGCTTCCTGGATGCTTCAATCAGTGCCGGCATGTCGGCTAGGGGAACGATCTGTGTCTGGAACTCGCTGTCGTCGAATGAAAGGTCAGTGTCCATGGCGCATGTAATCCTCGTAAGAAGTGAATTCGCCGCGTGGTTGATCCGCTTCGCTCTCGGCGTCTTCGAGCAGAAGCGCATCCTGGTTCTCCACCAGGTATTCGTGAATGTCGGGCCAGTCGCGGATCCACTTCTGGCGGAAGAGCCAGAGCAGGTAGCCCTGGTCGACGTCGGCCATCGGGATCCCCTTGTGCTCACCCCACGGCATCGGGGTCGAATCCAGGACCTTCTTTCGGGGTGTCTTCGGCATTGGGATCTTCTCCAGACATGACCTTGATCTGCGCGACGGCGATGATGCCCTGGCAAATCTTGAATCGAACTTCGGCCAGGTGCTTCTCGCCGGCGCTCATCAGTTTCTTCTCGAGGGCCTTTCCCAGGTCCTCGGCAATCGCGGCCAGGATTCGCATGCAGCGATCACGCTCAAGAATCACCCCCTGGCGCATGCTCTCCTGGTGCTTCTTGAGCATGCTCATCAGCAGGCCCCCAGATTGACCTGGACGCGCTCTTCGGCCTCGCCGGCATACTTGTCCATCGCGTGCTGCAAGTAGCAGAGCGCCGTCGGTGCGGCCATCTCAGTGGCCCAGCACTTGTTGTCGACGAGCTCGAGGAGCTCGTGCATCTCGGCGCACAGGCCCGAGAAGTGATTGTAGAGATCCGTCGCGCGCACGATCGGCGCGACGTTGTAGGTGTAGAGACTCACCGCAACCGCGGCCACCAGGTGCTCGACGGTGCGCTCATCCATCGGTGACCTCGTCGGCCGGCGGCGTGAGCGCGATCGGCGGCGGGTTGAGCAGGACCGGCTCCTGCACGGTGTGCTCGATCGTGAACTTGTAGCCGCCGCGGTAGGTGTCCTCGATCTTCACGAGCCTGGCGTCTCGCGCGAGCTCGGGGAAGCGGGCGAGGAGCCACGGCAGGATCACGCCGCTCGGGATGACACACTCGGTCTTGATGCAGCTCTTGCTGCCGTCGTCTAATTCACTCATTGCGTTCTTTCCTCAACTTGGTGCCACTGACGCCTGGCACCTCGGCGTGCTTTACAATGTCGTAGCCCACGCCACGACCGATATGGATGCTGTCGATGTCGGGGCACAGGAACACCTCGACGTCGTCGTGCTTGAACTCCTCGCGGATATTGAGCATGCGGCGCATCGCGCCCTCGGGGTTGTCCTTGTCGATCGTCGTGAGCCTCACCCCGATCGCCACCGGCCCGTTCTCGAGCGCCTGGCAGATGATGGCCTGGTGCCCAGTGTGGAAGGGTTGCCAGCGACCAATGAACAGCTGCCGTGCCGGCTGCTTGAGCCAGCACTGGATCACCTCGTTCGCGGCGGTGAGCGGCGAGTGCTTGCTCATGTCCAGGTGCAGGCCCGTGCGGAGGAACTCCTCGTAGACGCTGCCCTCCCAGAGCGCACGCTGCCGGCCGTGCAGGTGGATGAAGTGCAGCTCCACGCCGAGCTCGTCGGCGCGCAGCTGCACGTGGTTGCGGAGCTCGTGCGTAGGCGTCACCGCGGCCACGGCCGAATCGCCACCGTAGCGCGCGACCTGGCACCCGAGCTCGGTGAGGATGCTGACGTTCGCCATGCGATCCTTGAGCGTGTAGCCGAGCCCTGGGTAGAGCGAGGACCGGCAGGCGTCCGCGTCGAAGCAGGCCAGGTCGGGCCGCCACACCTCGAGCTCGCGCAGAAGGGTTGTCTTGCCACTGCCAGGTTTGCCGCAGATCCAGAAGAGCTTGTTCATAGTGCTTTTCTCAGTTCGCCCACCGTGACGCGCCGCAATGACTGCTCGGCGTCTCGCTCCTTCGCGGAGAGCTTCTTGTGTAGGTACACCTCGAACGTGTCGAGCATGATCGGGACCTGGATATTCACCGTGCCCGTCTGCCCGATGCGGTGCATTCGGTCGCCGGCTTGCGCGTTCACAGCGGGGCTCCAGTCACGACCGTAGAAGAGTCCGTCGTTCGACTTGGTGAGGTTGAAGCCCTCGCACAGCTTCACCTGGGCGAACATGACGCGCAGGCCGCCGGCCTGGAACTCCTCGATCATGTCGCTGCGTGCCTGCGAGCTCAGGCCACCATGCAGGAAGCAGCTGTCTTCCCACTGTTGCTCGAGCCAGAACGCCGGCGTGTTGAACCTGGTGATGATGAATGGCTGACCGCCCTGGCGCAGCACGGTGTCGATCGTCTCGGTGAGCCACTCGATCTTCGTGGAGCGCGGGAAGATCAGGTGGCCTGGCCGGCCTTCGATCTTCTCGGCGCTCTTGGCGATCAGCGGCGTGATCTTCTCGAGGTAGGGCTCGGGGATGCCGCCCAGGAAGCCTTGCGCCAGCTGCTCGAGGCGCAGGGTTGCCTCGAGCGCGGACTTGGCACCAGGCGCGAAGATCGGCGTGTCGTCGCCGAGCTCGGCGATCTCGATGAGCGCGAAGTCGCGCATCTTGGCGTAGATCCTGGCGGTCGGGGGATCGAGCTCGAGCTCGGGGTAGGTGAATATCTTGGGCGGCAGGTCGAGCACGTCCTCCTTGCGCCGCCTGATCTGCAACGTGTTCACGATCGCGTTGAGCTGCTCGCGGTTGACGATGCCGCGCACGGGGAAGATCGCCTTCTTGCGCTGCTTGCCCTTCTTCGTGGTGTACGGCACGTCCATCTTGCTGCGCGCCAGGTGCATCTTGTCGAACTGGTGGAAGCTCGCC